CCGTGAAGACTGCTCCGATTAAGTTGTCTGCTGAAAAAGCAGTGACCGTGACCGTTGGAACCGCCGCTCTTACCGCTGGCAAGTTTGACGGCTATATCGTTTGGATGGAAGGTGCATAATGGCTGGATCAATTTCTGGAATTGACTGGATTAGCAGAATGCCCGTGTCGGGCGTTCATACCGTAACCGCTGCTGAAGCAAGCGCAAATAAAGCCGAAATTGACACTGGCATGGCTGGAGCCACGGGCTTCATCGTGCAGGTCTTGCGCAGCGGGATTGTACTCGGTTCTGCGAAAGCAAGTTTCGCCGCCGGCGTTATCAGCGTTGAGGATAACAGCTCAACTTATGTGGTTACAGAAAACGACGTAATTAGCTGGATCGTATTCTAAGAGAGAGGTAAGGGATGGCAGCGTTCATTGATTTGGAGTATTACGTCAACACATACAAGGGCGTGGCCGTCCCTGCCGACTCGTTCTACCGCTACGCGGAACGCGCTTCAACGGCTGTGGACTTTCACACCTTCGAGCGCGCTTCGGCGATTATCACGGCTGCTGAAGATGCGGCTCTGATAAACAAAATCAAAATGGCAACCTGCGCGGCTGCGGACGCTTTGTATAACGCCGACTCACAAGCGAACGGTGGATCAATCGCAAGCGAAAAGGTGGGAGACTACTCGGTCAACTTTGCGGTATCACCTGACACGGCTTTGACGGTCAATGCGAAGGTATCTAATGCCATGCGCGAGTATTTAGCCTTTACAGGGCTACTATTCAGAGGGATGGACTAACATGTACACACCTCACTCAATGACTTGGTATGAAGCTACGAAAAGCGGGACAACTACTGTCTGGACCCGCCATGAAGTGCAACCGGTGATGTGGCAGTCTGCAGAAATCAACATTGCCGATAAGCAAGGCTCAACCTCGACAGATAAAGCCTCGATCTACGTTCCACTCATTGCCGGCAACTTTGCCTTCAAAAAGGGCGATATTCTGGTCAAAGGCTTGGTTAGCGATGAAATCACTTCTTCGTTCACGATAAGCGCTCTAATGGCTAAATATCCGTCTTATATCAAAATAAGGCAAGCGGACAATAAAGACTACGGATCATTCGCTTTACGTCACTGGGAACTGAGAGGCGGCGTCTAATGGCGGCAAGTCACCTGACTATCAGCACCCCGCGTGGCAAGATTGTTCAAACCCCCAGCGGAAAGGCACAATTGACCTGGAATCCAGGCTTTGGGCAAGCTTACACGCATAGGTTTGGCAACGTTCAAATATTCATCGATAACGGCGTGCTGAAAGGTATGGAGCCTTATACCCCCTTGCGGACGTCCATGATGATTAAATCGGCGCAATTAGGCTCTGTAATCGGTTCTGGCACTATCCGCTACCTCGCGCCTTACGCAAAGGCGCAATACTACGGCGGGCGCACACCTGGAACGTCAAGTACCGGTGGGCTACGTGGGCGTCTATGGTTTTCTCGATGGAAGACAGAACACGGCGAGAGTTTCAAGCGCTCCGTGAAGGCATACGCAAGGAGTCAGCAGCATGGCTGAAGTGAATAGTTTTGCGCAAGGGATAAAAGAATTTCTGGAAACTTACACCCCACTTGCGGGCGGTGTGTATGTGGAGTTTGTGGGAGATACACCGACTGAGTATGCGGTAGTCATGCTGCCAGAACTGGAAAAGATAGAGGAATATATTGTGAGCGGTGGTATCTACGGGCGTCATTTCTTATTGAACATGCGTGCCGCAACCGTTGAAGATGCAGACCGCTTGCAAGCTAACGGATTCTATGAACAATTTTCAGACTGGCTTAGAACGCAATCTGAAGCCGGCACGCTCCCGTCGTTGCCTACTGGCAACACCGCCTTGTGGATCGAGGCGCTATCTAACGGCTTTCTACTGGAAGCCAGTGAAGTATTAACTACGGCGGTTTACAGCATAAATTGCCGCTTAGTCTATGAAAGGAATTAAACATGGCAAAAATCTTGCGACATAAGGTGCAACACTACCTTAACACGAATACAACTGAATCCCCGACATGGTCTTTGATTAACGAAGGCGTGAGCTCGCTGACTATGAATTACAACCCGGAGATTGAAGAGGAGGCTTACATTGCCGACACAGCCTCGACAAAATACACTACTGGCTTGGGGGTTGAGACCGCCTTCGATATGAACCGAATTAAAGGCGATGCGGCTAACGATAAAATCTTCGGTCTTGTTTGGGCGCGTTCTATTGGCACGGCTGCGGACTCGGAATTGGTGACGGTCAATTACTCTGCTACACCAACCGGCGATGATCAATATCCGGCGGTTAGAGAAACAGTCAATATCATCTATAACAGCTTGGGCGATGAAGCTTTGAAGCCGCTCAAAATCGGCGTCACGCTTGCCCACCAGGGCAATCCGGTTGTGGGTAAATTTGATCTAAGCGCTCTTACATTTACGGCTAATCCGTAAACACTGAAAGGACAATAAACATGGCAACTGAAAAGATTATGCGCTCTAAAATGCGCCACTATATTCAAACGGCTGCTACTCCAGTAACCTGGAAACAGCTCAATAAAGGCATTACTTCGCTGACTTCAAGCTATAACCCGGAAATCGAAGAAGAAGCCTACATTGGCGATGACGTCAAGACCAAGTATGTGACCATGCTTGCAACCGAAACCGCGTTCGACTTGTTGTACGATTCTGCTGATGCCGCCAACACTTACCTTTTCGGCATAATGTGGGATCGGAAAATCGGCTCGGAAGCTGAAACTTACTTGCTCTCCGTTGACATGACAGCAGCAACTACCGCCGGTGAACCACCGGTTACAACCTACGAGGCTGTAAAGGACAAGGTAAGCGTCGTTTATAACAGCATGGGTGACGAGGCGGTCAAGCCGCTCAAAATCTCGGTCTCACTGGTACACCAGGGCGATCCCGTGTTTGGTCAATATGATCCTGAAGCTGGAACTTTTGATCCAGATGAAGGTTAACCGCGAGGAGACGCATGGAAACTTTTACACGGACCAACTCGGTTAAGGTTGCAATTGACGGCGATGAGGGCAAGATTATTGAGTTTAACCCGAATGATATGCTGTTACGCAAGCGGATCACCGAGTTTATGCTCGATCTGCAGACTAAGCAAAAAGAAATGGCAGAAAAGGCTGAAGAGCTCGACAAAATGAACGAGGCGGCTGAAGGGGAGCTGCCTTCGAACTTGCAAGCCGTACTTGACTATAACCAGGAAGTTGCAGATTACTTTATCGGTGAACTGGATGACATTTTTGGCAAGGGCGCGTCTGCTAAGCTATTTGGCGAACGCGCCTTCGATCCTGATCTCATGGCAGAATTTCTAAGCTGGGTGATGGGCAAGATCAACGGTGTTAGTCAGGAAACGATTGAAAAGAAGCTCGGACAGCCGCTCAAAAAGCCGCGTAGCACAAAAAAAGCGCAATAAATGGCAAGTATTCTGACTTCAGCATTCCCCATCTCCCTTACCGTGAATGGAGAGGATTATCCCATAAATTGGGGGCATAGGGATTGTCTGGATATCATGGTGGAGCTTGAAAAGGGCGATCTAACCCCGCTTGAACAAACGATATTTGTAGTACAAAAACTATTTGTAGAAATACCAGATGATTTTGTGAAGGCGGTTGAGCAAGCCTTATGGTTTCTACATGGCGGCAAGCCGCTTGAAGAAGCCGCCGGACGCGCTGATCCGATTCGCACTTACAGCTATGAGCAAGACGCGGAGTTGATCTATGCGGCGTTTTCTACAAGGCACGGTATTGACCTTGCCACTGCCAACTTGCACTGGTGGAGATTCAGGGCGCTG